TTCCTTATCACCACGGCCGGCAACGATACGAAGTCCATCTGTTATGAGATCCACCAGAAGGCCAAGGACATCATCGAGGGGCGCAAAATCGACCACACCTTCTATCCCGTTATCTACGGTGCGGAAGAATCAGATGATTGGACGGACCCGAAGGTCTGGAAGAAGGCAAATCCCTCTCTCGGCATCACGGTCGGCATCGATAAGGTCAAAGACGCCTGCGAGTCTGCCAAGCAGAACCCCGGCGAGGAGAACGCCTTCCGACAGCTTCGCCTCAACCAGTGGGTCAAACAGGCGGTGCGTTGGATGCCGATGGACAAGTGGGACAAGTGCGAGTTTGCCATCAGCGAGGACGATCTGGAAGGCCGTGTCTGTTACGGCGGTCTGGACTTGTCCTCTACAACGGACATTACGGCATTCGTGCTTGTGTTCCCGCCGGAGGACGAGAACGACAAATACATCATCCTGCCGTACTTCTGGATACCGGAGGAAAACCTTTACCTCCGTGTCCGGCGTGACCATGTACCGTATGATGTGTGGGAGCGACAAGGCTTTCTGCAAACCACCGAGGGCAATGTGGTTCATTACGGCTACATTGAGAAGTTCATTGAGAGCCTGGGCGAACGGTTTAATATCCGTGAAATTGCTTTTGACCGTTGGGGCGCTGTGCAGATGGTGCAGAACCTTGAGGGCATGGGCTTCACAGTCGTTCCTTTCGGACAGGGATTCAAGGATATGTCCCCGCCCACCAAGGAGCTGATGAAACTGGTGCTGGAGCAGAAAATAGCCCACGGCGGGCATCCGGTTCTCCGCTGGATGATGGACAACATCTTCATCCGCACCGACCCGGCAGGCAACATCAAGCCGGACAAGGAAAAATCCACAGAGAAAATCGATGGTGCTGTGGCAACGATTATGGCACTTGACAGAGCTATACGCTGTGGCAATGAGAATGTAGAGAGCGTATACGACACAAGAGGGTTGCTGTTTATCTGAAATTGTAAACTTCTTGCGAACTGCTTGCATATCGCAAGCAAAAGTGGTATACTATATTCGCAAGGAGGCGATAAGCTATGGCAAGAACTTCTAATGTATTTGCTCGTGTAGAGCCTGAAATCAAAGAGCAGGCCGAACAGGTACTGGATCAACTGGGTATCCCGATGTCCAATGCGGTCAGTATGTTCCTGCGGCAAATCGTTCTGCAGCGCGGCATTCCGTTCGAGGTGAAACTACCGGAGCGCAAACCGGTAGCTTTCGGGTCTTTGACGAAGGAGCAGCAGGATGCAGAGCTTGAGAAAGGCATGGCGGATATCCGTGCCGGTCGCACCCATTCTGCGCAAAGCGTCATGGATGAACTGAAAAGAGACTACGGCGTATGAATTGGGAAGTAGAATTCACCGATCAGGCAAAACAGGACCTTCGAGATATTCTGGACTATATCACCTATGAGCTGCAGGAACCGCAGGTCGCCGTGAATCTGGTGCGGTCGATTACAAAGGAAATCCTCTCTTTGGATCAGATGCCCATGCGGTATCGGCTCTATGATGAGGAGCCTTGGCAAAGTCAAGGATTACGCTGCTTCCCGGTCAAAAAATATCTCATTTTCTATTACCCGGACGAAACCAAAAGCACGGTCTATGCCGTGCGTGTGATTTATGGTGGCCGGGATATCAGCCGTCAACTGAGCGAAACCGAAACGATCTGAATTCAACACAACGAGAGCATCTGTCTTCGGACAGGTGCTTTTCTTATGCCCATTTTGAAGGAGAGTGATGCGAATGGGTATCTTTTCAGGGCTGTTTAAATCCAGGGACAAGCCCCAAAACCGCACGATGGGAAGCAACTACGCCTTTTTCTTCGGCGGCACGACCTCCGGCAAAGCGGTGACGGAACGCTCCGCCATGCAGATGACCGCCGTGTATTCCTGCGTCCGTATCCTGTCGGAGGCTGTCGCGGGGCTGCCGCTACACCTATATAAATACACGGACAGCGGTGGCAAGGCAATGGCGCTCGACCATCCGCTCTACCGCTTGCTCCACGATGAGCCGAACCCGGAAATGAGCTCCTTCGTATTCCGGGAAACGCTCATGACGCACCTACTCCTCTGGGGCAACGCTTACGCTCAGATCATCCGAAACGGCAAGGGCGAAGTGGTGGCGCTGTACCCGCTTATGCCCAACCGCATGGAGGTCAACCGGGATAAAAACGGCAAGCTCTACTACCTCTATTCTACCCAGTCCGACGATGCACCCACCATGAAAGGTTCAACGGTCTATCTTGACCCAGCCGAAGTGCTTCACATTCCCGGTTTGGGTTTTGACGGCCTGGTGGGCTACAGTCCCATCGCTATGGCAAAGAACGCCATTGGCATGGCGATTGCCTGCGAGGAATACGGTGCAAAGTTCTTCGCCAACGGTGCCGCTCCGGGCGGTGTGTTAGAACACCCCGGTACGATTAAGGATCCGCAGCGTGTGCGTGAGAGCTGGCAGTCCACCTTCGGTGGCAGCGGAAACGCAAACAAAATCGCCGTACTGGAAGAAGGTATGAAATATACGCCAATCGGCATTTCGCCGGAGCAGGCACAGTTCCTTGAAACACGAAAATTCCAAATCAATGAAATTGCTCGAATTTTTCGAGTCCCGCCCCACATGGTCGGCGACCTGGAAAAATCGAGCTTTTCTAATATTGAACAGCAGTCCTTGGAGTTCGTGAAGTACACCCTTGACCCGTGGGTCATCCGCTGGGAGCAATCCATTCAACGGTCGCTCCTGTCGAAGGACGAAAAAGCCGTGTATTTCGTGAAGTTCAATCTGGAAGGCCTGCTCCGCGGCGATTATCAGAGCCGCATGAACGGGTACGCTATCGGCCGCCAGAACGGCTGGATGTCCGCCAACGACATCCGTGAGCTGGAAAACCTCGACCGCATCCCGGCAAAGGACGGCGGCGACTTATACCTCATCAACGGCAATATGCTCCCGCTGCAAAACGCCGGAGCTTTTGCAAATATCAACACCGATAACGGAAAGGAGGAAAAATCCGATGAAGAAGTTCTGGAATTGGAAAAACAGGACAGTGACCAACGAGGAGACGCAGGAACAGATCCAAGAGAGAACCCTGTTCTTAAACGGCACGATCGCTGAGGAGAGCTGGTTTGACGATGATGTCACGCCGCAGCTTTTCAAGGATGAGCTGATGTCCGGCTCCGGGAATATCACCGTCTGGATCAACTCGCCCGGTGGTGACTGCGTGGCAGCCGCCCAAATCTACAATATGCTCATGGACTACCACGGCGACGTCACAGTCAAGATCGACGGTATTGCCGCCTCTGCCGCATCCGTCATTGCGATGGCTGGTACGAAGGTGCTCATGTCGCCCACGGCGCTCATGATGATCCACAACCCCTTGACGGTCGCTATCGGTGACAGCGAGGAGATGCAGAAGGCCATCGATATGCTCTCCGAAGTCAAGGAAAGCATCATCAACGCCTACGAGATCAAGACCGGCTTGTCACGTGCCAAACTCAGCCATCTCATGGATGCCGAGACCTGGATGAATGCTAACAAGGCTGTGGAGCTGGGCTTTGCCGATGGTCTGCTGTTCAAAGCGGACGGCGAAAGCGCCGCTGCAGAGGACAGCTTCGTGTTCAGCCGCAGAGCTGTCACCAACTCGCTCATGTCCAAGGTCAAGAGCCATCACACTCCGTCCGAACCTGCAAAAAGTGCAGGCACACCCATCTCCGAGCTCGAAAAGAGACTCGCACTTATCAAACCTTAAGGAGGATACAAACAATGAGTAAGATCAACGAACTGCGCGCACAGCGTGCAAAGACCTGGGAGCAGACGAAGGCGTTCCTCGACTCCCACAGAAGTGACAAAGGCGTCCTCTCCGCCGAGGACACCGCCACCTATGAGAAGATGGAACAGGAGATCGTCGACCTCGGTCGTGAGATCGAGCGCCAGGAGCGTCTGGACGCTTTCGAGCGTGAACTGAACACTCCGGTCAATACGCCCATCACCCAGAAGCCCGATACGGCAAAGGTGGACACCAAGACCGGTCGTGCCTCCGACACCTATAAGAAGGCGTTCTGGGCGCAGGCCCGTACCAAGGGCGGTATGATGACCGCAGAAATCCGTAACGCTCTGCAGGAAGGCGTGGATAGCGAGGGTGGCTACCTCGTTCCCGACGAATTCGAGCAGACTCTGGTGCAGTCCCTTTCCGCAGAGAATGTGGTCAGAAGCCTGGCTCATGTCATCACCACTGCCTCCGGCAGTCACAAGATCCCCATCGTCGCCACCAAGGGCACTGCTGCCTGGGTTGATGAGGAAGGCACCATTCCCGAAGGCGACGATGCTTTCGGTCAGCAGCTCATCGGCGCACACAAGGTCGCTACCATGATCAAGGTGTCCGAGGAGCTTCTGAACGACTCTGCCTTTGACCTGGAAGCCTACTTCCGCACCGAGTTTGCCCGTCGCATCGGCAACAAGGAGGAAGAGGCGTTCCTCACCGGCGACGGCAGCGGCAAGCCCACGGGTATTTTCAATGCCACGGGCGGCGGTCAGCTTGGTGTCACGGCGGCTTCCGCAACCGCCATCACTGCCGACGAGCTGATCGACCTGTTCTACTCTCTGAACAGCGCCTATCGTAAGAACGCCGTGTGGCTTCTGAATGACTCCACCATGAAGAACATCCGTAAGCTGAAGGACTCCAACGGTCAGTATCTGTGGCAGCCCGCTCTGCACGAAGGCGGTTTTGATACGCTGCTCGGCAAGCGTATCTACACCTCTCCCTATGCGCCGGAGCTGGCGGCCGGTCAGAAGACCGTTGCTTTCGGCGACTTCAACTACTACTGGATCGGCGACCGCCTGGGTATTACCTTCAAGCGTCTGAACGAGCGCTTTGCGGAGACCGGTCAGATCGGTTTCATCGCATCCAAGCGCCTGGACGGCAAGCTCATTCTGCCCGAAGCTATCAAGGTGCTGCAGCAGAAGGGCACTGCCTCTTCCGGCACCTAATGAAAGGAGGCGGTGGTGATGAACGAGCTTCTTTCCAAAGTGAAAGCCAACCTTATCCTGGAACATACGGCGGATGATGCCTTGCTGAAAAGCTACATCACTGCCGCTGTTTCTTACGCCGAAAGCTACCAGCACATCCCAGAAGGGTACTACAAAGAGAACCCTATGCCAGCCACCACAGAGCAAGCCGTCATCATGCTGTCGTCCCACTTCTACGAAAGCCGGGACGGCAGCACGGGCGGCTTTTTTGCGGATAACACCGGAGCGGCACAGCAGGTGTGGAACACGGTCAATCTGCTGCTCCGCTTGGATAGGCGGTGGCAGGTATGAGTTTCGGAAAAATGAACGGCTTTGCCGACATTGTAGAAACCCATCAAGTCAAGGACAGCGAGGGCTTCACCCATTCCGAGGATAAAGTCCTTGCTTCCGTCCGTGTATACCGGGAAGGTCGGCACGGCAGTCAGCGTTGGGCGAACCTCGCTGCGTTCAGTGAAGCGACCGACCTGTTCCGCTTTCGGTGTATTCCTGGGCTGACGGTCACTACCGATCAGTTTCTCATCTGCGATGACTGCCGCTACGACATTGTGTCCGTAGAGGATGTCAAAGGCCGTGGGATGTACATCGAGGTTTTAGCGAAAAGGAGTGAACCCACCATTGGCAAAAGCTGAAATGAAAATGCCGGAGGATTTTCTCCTGAAGATCTCCAAGCTCGGCAGCAACTTTGACAGTGTGGCAGATACCGTCCTGCAGGCCGGTGGCGAAGTCGTGC